TGTCAAGTCTCTTGTCTGGGAAAGGTCAATCCCGGCAACACAATAAGAGTCCCGGAAATCATCAAGCTTCAACGGATCACCGCAAGCTGCTTCAACGGTCTGAGCTTGAAGCCAAGCAACAGAAGAATTTTGCTTGAGATTACAATACTTTGTGATAAACTCTGACTTCTTGCTTAAAGAACCTTCAGCAACAGCGATTTCTTCAAGCATATAGTCAACAGATACGGAAACGCCAAGATTTGGATTGCTCTTTCTCAGCTCGTTGATGTCATTCCACTTATCAACATCATCAATCATGTAGAGGAATGGCAAAAGCTTCCGTTCCTTGCTGTCCCCCAGCAGAAACCGTGTTGAACGTCTGATTAACTCATCATAAATACCATCGTTGATATACCCGGATGTGGTGCATGACAGCAACAACCCCTCAGGTCTCGCACCCATGCCGCTTTTCATAACCTCATACTGTTTTAGACCTTTGTCACCTTCCCAAGCGGCAACCTCATCGCAAATCGCCAAACTAGGGTTAAAACCATCAGACCGTTTCGCAGAAAAAGCAATCTTCTTAACTGTGCTATTTGTTGCAGCAATATTCAAATCAGACTGTCTGTGCTTTGGCAATTCTGATTGATCTTTAACCTTTACGTTGTGCGTATCACGTTCGTTAAGTTCTTCTTTCAACTTTTGGTATTCCGGGTCAAGCGTTGTCATCTGCCAGATATTATTATAAACAATATCAGCCTGATCAAGCTTTGGAGCGCAGCAAAAAACCTTTGCACCATACCCACCATCACACCGCCAAGTGTACGCACCGACACCGGCAGCGATCAGAGACTTGCCGTTTTTTCTTGCGACAACAAGAAGGACTTCACGAAACTGTCTATTCCCGTTTTCATCAACAATTCCATACATCGCTGACAGCATTGCTTTCTGCCATAGTTCAAGCTTTAACGCCCCTGGTGCAAGTACACCTTCTGTATGAAAACAATGTGCTTCAAACCACTCAATAGCTTGATTTGCCTTCCGCTGATCAAACAAGAATAATTTTTTCTCTAAACCGGTGACAAGATACTCATAAATAAGGGCAACCCATCGCCCAACAGTTACAGAACCATTTTTAATTTGTTGGTAGTAGGCGAAAATATAATTATCTTCGCTTATCTTTCGTTTTCTCATGGCAAATAGAGAGAGAGCAGGGAAAAATATGAGTCCATCGCATCGGTCTTCCGTTCAATCGTTACAATTTGGTAACGGGGGCTATTCCCGGGCGGTCACACGCCCAAACTCATCAACCTTGTACCGCTTTCCACTGCGGTCATGTATTTTGGCATGACAATCACGGCACACACACTGTAGATTATTCCAGTTCAGTGTTATATCAGGGTTTGTTATGTTCTCAGGAGTCAGTTCTATTTTGTGGTGGACGATCTCACACGGCTTAATCAATCCTTTGCTCATGCAGATCTCACACAAGCCACGCTTTGACTTCATATAAGCATTGCGTGTCTTCTGCCATGCTTTCGATTTATAGAACCCTTCAGCATATGGTTTCATGATAAATTACAAACGCCCGGAAGCCGCAACACTGTACGGCTTATTCCGGGCTACAAGAAAGGAGACAAAACACATGAGGAGAGACACAGCCCCATGTGAGCAAATGAAAAGAGCCGCCCAATCTGGACAGCTCTTGATGATATTGTTATACCACCGCTTTTCGGCATTGTCTATGAAATGTTTTTGCAATCGAATACAAACTCCATTATTCGTGATACGCTGCACCATGTCTTAACCTTACCAGATGGGCAAGGGCAGCATTCTTGCGGTTATACACCTGTCTTACTTCGCAGTGCAGTTCCTCTGCGAGTGCATCAGCCCTGCCACGGTCGATGACCATGCGCTGGATGATAAGCCGCTCATGATCGTTGAGTTGATCAAGAAGTCGTTCCAGATCAGCAATACGCCTTTTTGTCAGATCAAGCTCAGCCTGTTTCTGATCACGCTTGGCAATAGCTGACAACATCTTTTCTTCTTGTGTGTTGTCACCGCTTCCGGAAGGCATCTTGTCATAGTTCGTTGCCTTGATCGTTGCATACTCCTGTTCCAGCGTTGCAAGCTCTTCCTGCATCTGCGTGACTGAGAAACGCCAGTCACGCATTTTCTGAAGGTCAATGATCATCAACTGCTTGTATGTTATTTCTCTCACAGCATTACTCCCCAACATAGATATTATACTCTTCCTCAAGAGTCCAGGTTATTCATCTGCCAGAACTCCCAAACCCGTCTGAACCTCGGTCCGAATGTCCAAGTTCACGCAGATCCTCAACAGGCTCAATCTCTGGAGCAAGATACGGCATGATCACAAGCTGAGCAATCTTGTCCCCACGTTGGAAGTGATAGCTTTCGTGACCAAAGTTGTACAGCTTGACGGCAATACTTCCAACATATCCTTCATCAATCACGCCGCCGCAAGAAACAACGCTTGCCGACACATTAAGTCCTGACTTGCTTTCAATCTTGCCGAACGTCCCTTTCTGGAGCCTAATGTGAACGCCAGTATCAAACACATAGGACTGGCCGGGGAACAGCCAGAAATCACCGTCCCTGCTTCTCAGGTCAAGCCCTGCGTCTGTTTGGTGCGCCCTTGTAGGCATGAATGCATCTTCTTCAAGAAATACCTTCATAACAGTCCCCTTTCAAATTCCATGTGGCAGGAATAACAATAATAATAGGTTTTGCCTTTATAGTGCCGTTCCTCCAAGGCACCTCCGCAATACTTGCAGTTGTTCTGCATCCATCCGCTGCATGATCCATCACGCTTTATCGGGCGATTGCAAGATTTAACAAGCGTTGCGATAAGACACGTTTCGCAGTTCTTCTTGAGCTTATTTAATCCGTCATTCATAATCTCGATCATCCCTTTGTTTAAGCCCAAAAGTGATGTATAGGCTGTCTCTGGCATCCTCGACAGCTTTGCTGCTGTCGTCGTCACCAAGGCCATAGCACACATCGCATCCCGGAAACATTTCATAGCCCAAACTATTTTGCTGATAATTCCAACGTCCACCGCTCATCACTTAGCCCTCCTCATATCTCACCGGCTGATCGGCAACTCTTCAGGATGGCAAATGTAATAGTCGCTCATCCAGATTCCTATGACCGGATAGGTATATGCTTGCCCATATTTTCTCTTTGCCGTAAAAAGATCCGTGAAAAATGGGGTATCAGTGACTCGTTCATCAAGAAACTGTTCGAGGTGCTCTTTCTTGTTCACATAGGATTTGTAATAGATCTTTCCACTATGAGCACCTTGGATATAAAAGCTTTCTCCATAGGCAAGAAGATTAATTGCTTCTCTAACAGTCATGTTTCTTCCATCCTTGCACCGCAGTTAGGGCAATAGTTGTATTGACCGCTATATATTTCTGCTGTATTGCCATCGGCATGATAAAAGCACTCTGAACAATGATAGCCTTCATCATCCCAAATCCACTTGCCATTATTTCGCTCTACCACATCGGCGGCAGGGGCTTCCTCTAATGCGTGCCAAACCTCTTTGTTTGCGAAGTCTGAATCATCATTGACATCCCATCTTTTTTCCAAGTCTTTTTTAAACAAATCGTAGTCAATGTATTTTGCCATCGTCATCATCCCCTTCCTGCTGATTAACGATCTCACGCCCCGAACAATTCGGGTCTTTTACTACGGATAAGCACATCCCGTGTCTGTTGCTCAAACAAAAATAATTATCACAGGTCATTGTGTAGCTTCCTTTCCATCTCATCAGCTTCCGCAGCCGCTTCTTTCAGCACCTCTTCCATCGGGCAGTAATCGCATTTTTCAGCCTGCAGTGTTCCTTCGTTCCGGTACACGTAAGGCCAGTGACACAGATCACACGCAGTCTCAAAGATTTTTTCAATCGTTTCTTCTGACATCTTGAACCTCACATTTCTTAACAATGGTGTATGTGTTGCCTTCTTTAACAAACGTTTTATCAACTAAAAGCATTGTCGCTTGCCCAAACGTATAGCCTGCGCCAAGCATGGACTCATAATAAACACGCAACACTTCTTGAAATTCTTTATCATCCATTGTAATCACTCCAGATAATCGTGCCAGAAGTTACTCCTTCTTCTGTGCGTTGCTTCGTATTTCCTAAGGCAAGATTCCTTACAAAAGTATTTGCGGCATTGGGTGCTTCCACGTTTGAACCGATACGCCGCCGGAGAGCAGGGAAGGACGAATTCTTCCCCACACTCAGCGCATTTGTGTTTGCGGTATTCCCCTGCGCCAACAAAGTTACCCATTTTCGCAGCGCTTGCCATTAGAAATACCTCGCATTGGCGTTGGCTTCCCATTGATTCCGTAACACGATTTCCTGACCATTCCAGCCTGCATAAACCATATCAGTTGCACATGGCAGCGGTTCACCCTTGTGAAAGATCGTGGACAGTTCCAGAGCGGCGCTGTATACCTCATCTGTGTAACGCATCCCGTCAGAATATCCCCACCATTGCCCCGGTTGACTCACTGCGTCTGTAATGCTTTTGATACAGGCAAACTCCCCACCGGAAAATACCCTGCAGAGCGCACAAAGCATAACCTTTTTCGCATCTTCAATGTCTGCGGCAGTGTAAGTATTAAGAACACCCTGACCGATGCTTGCGAGCCGTTTTGCATCGTCTACAATGGCTGCTTCAAGGCTTGCTTCGCCTGTTAAGAAACGTTCACGGCTTGCGGCTTCTTCCTGATCAGCAAGGTACGCTGAAAAGTTCTGTCTCATCTCAGCGGTCACACGTTCAGTCACTTCAAGTGTGGTATTGTTTTTCACGATCACGCCCGTTACACAGCAGATAAAAATCGTGTAGGCTAATGTCACCATCCAGAAAGCAACGCCCTTCTTCCACAGGTTCCTGATAAACTGGTAGACCTTCATGCGGAGCGGTTCTTCATGGTCTGCGCTTCTTCCAAAGCTTCCTCTTGTTACCTGCTCAGGCTTGACGTGTGACCGCTTTGGCTCGTAGTGCCGCACATAGTCCTCAGGTTCGATGGACGCATAAAGAGGAATTAAATTTCTTGCATCAAAATCATACATTTGGTATAATCTCCTTTGTCATCAAATTTTAATCATGCTTCATAACTTGGATGGTGTCCCGGATTGCCGGGGCATCATCCTTGTTTTTTGCGTTTCTGCATCTTCTTGAGCTTCTTACCGCTAAGCTCATAACAATAGCCCCTGACGCAGTCACCCTTGAACCGCTTCAACCGCTCTGCTTTTGCCTGTTCAGCTTTTTCAAGATACTGCTTGCAAGTGCTGTGACAGGTTATGCTCCTGTCAGGACAATCTTTCGGGCAATAGATCATAGATAGTTCTTCCCAAAAATCCTGTGCCAGTCTTCAAACGTCCAGCCGTATTTCCGCATTGCAAGTGCTTGCATTTCACGCTTCATGCACTCGCCATATGTTCCTGGGTACTGGTGGCACATTTCATGGTCTTTGGGGCAGAGCGTTACCCAGATCCCAAGGTTCTTGCTTTTCTGTCTGTTGGATGCGTTAAACGGTTCATGCCTTACCAGATCGCCCTGACAGCCGCAGATATAACACTTTCCCTGCCGTTCCTCAGGTACGATGCTCGGAGCATATCCGTTTGAATCCAGTTCTTCACCAAAAGCGTTTTTCATTTCAGCCTCCAGTTCATTGACGGAGCTTTGATCGTGTAGGCTTTGGCTCTTTCGTAGATCCTGCCGCCCAAAGCTTCGTCAAGGCTCAGTATCGTCTGAATGTCCATCTCACTGCTGATAATTGTC